AATCTATACGCCGTTGCCGCCTACTAACCTGACGGTTGCAACACTTGATAGCAGCCTGACAATTTCGTGGGATGCGCCGACTATCGTTCCGCTCGGCTCGCAGTATGACGTTTGGGAATACACCTCACAGACTCCGTTCGCATCGGCATCAAAAATCTGGACGGGTATCTCGACTAACGTATTTATCCCGAAAACAGACACGACGGTGCGTTACTACTGGGTCACGGTCAGAACGCCGGACGGTGGCGTATCTGATCCAGAGCCGCCCGTTAATGGCGTTCCGGCAGGTGCAGCATCCATTCCGAGTACGCTCTCGATTACTGCCTCTCCGAGTAGCCTAACCAAGTCAGCCTCGACCAGTTCGATCACGACTGACTCATCAACGGCTACCGCATACGGCGGCACATCGCCCTACACCTACGCATGGACGCGACAAAGCGGGTCAACGGCTATCTCTGCCGACAGCGCATCGTCAGCCACGACTACCTTTACGGGGACGAGTCTGGCAAGTGGCAGCACCTATGACGCTGTATTCCGTTGCACAGTAACCGATGACGTATCTGCGACCGCCTATGCAGATGTATCCGTCTCGATTAGTCGCATCGGGTTTACCGCATCGGCTAGCCCCGCCACGTTGAGCAAAGTCGTTGCGGTATCTAGTGCGACAACTAACAGCACGACCGTGACGCCGAGCGGTGGCGTCTCGCCTTATACCTATTCGTGGGCATTGTTAAGCGGCGACACACTTACCGTTAACAGCCCAACGTCAGCAACAACTACTTTCTCGGTTACTGGATTGACTGCGGGAGAAATCCTGTATTCGACCTATCGCTGCACGGTCACCGACAGCACTTCTGGAACCCCGCTGACAGCAACAGCGGATGTGATTATTACCATCGAGAGGATCGACGCTTAAGGAGGATTGACGATGATGGACTTTTCTAAATTCAAAGTGCCGACAGGCTCGCTCCTTGTCGATGGTGGTTTAGTTGTTGCCCTGATTATTTGGGGAACGCAGATGACATCTAGTCTTGATGCTATTAGTGCAAGACTCCAACGAGTAGAGCAGCAGAGTATTCAACCGGAGGCTGATCGTCGCATTGCTGTGATTGAGGCGAGGCTAGGCGATACCGCAGACAGGCTTCAATCAATCGAGGCCAAGTTAGATCGCGTCCTAGAGCGTCGATAAACATGGAACTTTTTGAGATTTTCACTAGAGCATGGCCTGTCATCCTTGCGCTTATTACGCTGATCATTGTCTTGTCAAAACTTGACCTTCGTGTGGCAGTTCTTGAGGACAAGATAAAAACCCTGTTTGATATTCTCAATAAGCGAGATAAGTAACATGATGACAATGATCTCGACCTTTCTATCTTTCCTCGCTGGCGGCTTGCCGAAGATTCTGCAAGTCTTTCAAGATCGACAGGACAAGAAGCACGAACTTGCTATTCTTGCTATGCAAAAGGAGCGAGAGTTGGAACTTGCCGTCAAAGGTTTCCAAGCGCAAGCGCATATCGAGGAGATTAAGGCAGAGCAGATTGCGATGCAAACTGCTGCCGAGGAGCGGGTCGCGTTGTATCAGCACGATATGGAGATCGGCAAAGGCGCAAGCCAATGGATGATCAACCTTCGCGCTTCGGTTCGTCCTGTCGTGACGTATATCTTCGTGCTTGAATTAGTCGCCATCAATATCGCCGGAGTTTGGTACGCCTACACGACAGGCATCCCGTTTTCGATAGCAATGGAAAACGTATTCGGTGATGACGAGATGCTGATCTTGTCCTCAATCATTGCCTTCTGGTTCGGGACGCAAGCCTTTAGCAAGAAATGAAAGTCAGCGCAGAAACTCTGTCGCTAATCAAACATCATGAGGGCGTAAGGATGCGTCCTTACCTGTGTCCGGCGCGGCTATGGACGGTCGGCGTCGGACACGTTCTCTACCCAGAGCAAGCAAAACTCCCTGTATCCGAACGATTACAGTTTGCATTGAAGGATGAAGATCGCCGTGTCTGGACTGCCTCTGAAGTGGACGATCTACTTGCTCAAGACCTTGCGCGATTTGAGCGCGGCGTGGCCCGATATTGCCCTTCTTCTGTTGGTCATCAAGGCCGGTTCAATGCACTCGTTTCCTTCGCTTTCAACGTGGGTCTGGGGAATCTTCAGCGGTCTAGTCTCCGCATGAAACATAATCGCGGCGACTACGACGGCGCAGCCGAAGAATTCATGAAGTGGACAAAGGGCGGCGGTCGCGTACTGCCGGGACTAGTTAAGCGACGGCTCGACGAACAGCGGTTATATCTGCGAGGTTAAGATGGCGAAAAAGATTCCCGTCGTGCAGATGTATGACGGAGTTTGGTATCGCGTGAAGGGTTACACCTTCACCGAGTGCTGCGATTGCGCCTTGACTCACAAGGAGCAGTTTCGGCTAGTGGACGGGCAGTTGGAATGGAGTGCTGTCCGTGACGATAAACGCACCGATGAGCGTCGAAAGGAACTCGGCATCAAGGTGAACAGAAAAAAGGTGATTCGTGGTAGCCGCTAAAGCGACCGATGATCAGATCATAAAGACCCTACAGAAGCATAACGGAATACGCTCTGTTGCTGCTAGTGAACTAGGGATGAACGAAAGAACCCTGCTGCATCGCTTGAAGCGCATGAAGCAAAACGGGCATCTGATTCCAGAGTCAACGTATCAACCCGGCAAACAAACTCCGTCAGCAAGGGAGTTTGAATTCACCCCGCTTCCCGATGACGATATTCCCATCGAGGAACTCATCGAGCAGCGCAAGCGCAAGTTCGCCCACAAGCGCGAGCATGAGGAAGCATCAAAACTTATCCCGATTCGCATCAAGATACCGGGCGCTATCGGGCTACTACATTTCGGTGATCCGCACGTTGACGATGACGGCTGCGACATTGAGGCTATCGAGCGGCATACGGCTCTCTGCAACGAGACCGAGGGGCTATTCGCCTGTAACGTAGGCGATACCACGAACAACTGGTGTGGCCGTCTCGCTCGACTCTATGCCGATCAGAGTACGTCAGCGGCACAGGCTTGGAAGATTGCCGAGTGGTTCGTCAATCGCTGCGACTGGCTTTACATGATCGGCGGCAATCACGATCTGTGGTCAGGCGCGGGTGATCCGCTCAAGTGGATTGCTCGGCAACAGAACGCCCTCTATAAATCCTCCGAGGCTCGCATTGCTCTGCGGTTCCCGAACGGCGCAGAGGTACGGGTCAATGCTCGTCACGATCACAGCGGTTCGTCGATCTGGAACCCTGCCCATGGCCCGATGAAGGCTGCGCTGATGGGAACCCGCGATCATATCTACGTCGCCGGACATAAGCATGAGAGCGCCTATAGCGTCCTGAAGGACGGTATCTCGGGGATTACCATGCACGCGCTAAAAGTCGCCTCGTATAAGGTCTTCGACCGTTTTGCGAAGGATAAGGGCTTTAGGGACAACTCGCTTTCGCCCTGTGCTCTTACTACGATCAACCCGAACTTGCCTTTAACGCATCCCGATATGATTAAGGTATTCTGGGAGCCGGAGGAAGGTGCTGATTATCTGACTTGGTTACGGCGGCGATGAAGATAGATGACCGTGAAGCCCTTGAGGAACTCGCATGGGCTGAACCCGACGCCTGTCAGAACTGCATCTATTTCTGCCCTTGGAACGGGAGAGGGTGGGGCTGTTCTCACCCCACCGTCAAGGGATTACTCGGCGGCGTCTGTCGCTGCGGCGGGCAATACTTCAAACAGATTCGCCCGTGGAAGGTCAAGGGGACGATCGTCTCGCCCTGATAACCGCAAACTCCCGAGTGAGTATCGCCGCCTCTCGCTCGTAGCCTTTCTGCCGTAGAAACTGCAACACCTCGTCTACCGTCTCGGGCTTCTTCTGCCCGAACGCCCACGGTGCGCGGCGCATTTCCTCTGCCCATGCTCCCGGTGGGCTTTCGTTATCGGTCACCATATCTCGACCCCTCCCCGTTTAGCCGCCCATATCGGCGGCGGAACACTTGCCCAGTTACGCTGCGTCATCTCCCGTACCGTCCGAATCCACCTTCGCAGCGCGAGCATCATCACGCCGAGAACGGGCAACCCGAATATCAATAACAGTAGCGCGTCCATTTTTCCTCCTGTCTCCAGTTCCGTTACAATCTCGACACTTGAAAAAATTTCCTTCGTGATCCTTGAGCCATAAGGCTCCCATGCAAGTCAGGCAATTCATTGTTCATCCGCCCCCGGCTCATATTCAAACGCAGGGCAGCGGTAATCTGCCTCGCAATCCCATTTCACGCAGACGAGTTTCCCGTCTTTGCTTTTCGACCATCTGCACGATAGGCAACTCATACAACGTCCTCCGCTCGCAGTTGAGCGATTGTGCGAACCATTCCCTCTAGATGAGCGAGCCGCACATAGTCCCGATCTAGATCGGTATTCGCTCGACGGTCTATCGCGTCATGGCACGAACTACACGCCCACGCGCCGAGCAGATCGTCAGCCTTTAATCCCATACCGCTCACCCCTGCTAATCTCACATGAGCAAGCACAACCGTTTCGTTGTTGTGGTTACAGATACCGGGAATCCTAACCGTACATTCCCGCCCTCTGGCTTTCTTTCGTAGATTCATAGCAGTTTCAAAAACTCCGCACCAAGTTCTCGCGTGTTGTCTGGGTCATACTCTGTAGGTACAGCCAGACTCCACGCCATATCGTAGTCGAGGAATCCGTAGATCATCACCTGTCGGCACTCCGGCATGATCGGCTTTGCTACGAACAGCACCAATCCCTGCCCGAGTTGTTTCTTTCTAACGGCGGCTGTCTCTTTCGTGCGTAGCCGCCTGACCTCGATATTCGTTCCAACATCCGCAATCTTTCTGTGTTGGTTATGTTCGCTGCGATGCCAGACATGACCCGACCAGTATCGGTTCGCATACTTGGCAACGGCTAACTCGGCCACGCAAGCCGCCACCTGTGCGGTGCGGTCATCTTCCATGCGTGATCGGTCGTAATGGGCGGCATCTGCTTTGTGCCAGTTCTCAATGTAACGCCTCGCGCCGACATGAGAAGCCCACTCGTACTCCCAAGGTGACAGTTCAATCATGGGTCGGGTCATACGTTGGCTCCGGTATGACGATGCCGAGATTCGCGCATCGCTGACTGATCTGCTCCAAGTATTCCATGAACTCCGAGCGGGTCATCCGAGAGGATCGCTTGACGGGCTTCATTCGTTTTCGCCCCATACCCTCTAACGTTTCCCACCCATAAACCTCGCCGAGAAAGTATTCGTGCAAGTCATCTGCTTGCCATCCTCGCAACGTCTCGCCTCCTGCCTCTAGGATCGTTGGATAAACGACACCCCAGAGGTAGGCGTTCTGTTGATTCGTGCGCGGTTTCTTGAACGGCTCGACCGTGATCTGCCACGCGATATCTGTGTCGCGGATCAGGAGAACCACCGCTTGCGCGATGGCCTCCTTGCTTGTCCCTCTTGGAAATATGCGACGCATTAAAACGGAATATCGTCGTTGAACTCAGGGTCAGCCGCCTTTGCTTTCGGCGGCGCGTCTTTCTTCGGCTCTACAGAGATGCTTAAAAACTTGCTGCCGTCCTTCTTGCTCTCCTTAACCCATGCCGAGATATTGAAATCCTGTCCCGCTACGTTTAGCGATCCTCGATACTGCGGTCGCTTCGGATTGCCGCCTTGGTCATTCTTAAACAGGACACCTCGGTTGGTGTTGTCGTATTCAGCCATTTTTTCTTTTCCTTTGGTTTTGGTTGATTAAATTTTTCTCGATTTCTAAAACTTTGTTTTTCAGTTTAGAAATCTTTTTATCGTTATACGAAAATTGTCTTTCGAGTTTATCGATTTGATAAAAACAATCATTTATTTCATCGAACAACTTTGTTAGTTCAGAGGAAAGTTCGTGTTTTCTATGAGTTAAGATCCGATAATCTTTATAATCCATTACCCTCTTTCCTTTGCAATTCTCAAATAGGCTTTGATCGCTGACCTCTCCTTTGCCGTCATCGAATCCGAGACGGCTATGTAGAGGTCATGATCGTGGGTGATCCGCTCATGGACAGCGCGAACGGCTTGCGCGATCTCTTTCTCCTCTGCGTCGAGATCAAACGCTTTTCTAAAATCCTCAAGAAACTCTGC